GCCTGCGGCGATGTCGTCCGTGTTGCCGGGGTAGGCCGGGTTGCAGGCGTCCTGCAGGTACTTGAGCAGCGTGCGGCCATTGGCGGACCGCGCGAGGCGCAGGCCGGGATAGCGGGTGTCCGTGCGCGCGTTCGCCGCCAGCATCGAATCGTAGGCGTTGCCCACGCCGGTCGTCGTGAAGTCGGTAGACGGCAGGATCTCGATCAGCAGCGTGCGGTTGCCATCGGCTCCGGCGACGATCGGGTCGAGGACGGTGGTCCAGAAGAACGGGTTGGTGTAGTCGCCGAAGCCACCGGGCACGCCGGAGTTGAACATGTTGGCGCCTACGTCGACCAGGTTCCACGACCGAGTGCGGTACCGGGCAATGTCCGGAACGAACTGGACCTGGCCGGAAAGCGTGAGCGCGCCCAGGCCGGCGTCCTGCGTGAACTTATAGGCGTTGCTCGCACCGTTCGGTGCGGACGCGATGCCATGGCGAACCGTCGCGCCGTCGATGATGATGCCGGGCATCGACATGCCGGTGACGACGCCGGCGTCGCCGGTCGACAGGAACGCGCTCGGCTGCGAGATATCGACCGGCGAGACGCCGTTGATGCCGATGACGCTGGACGCGCTGCCGCCAGCCAGCAGCTGGTCGCTTGCGAACCTCAGCAGGATCGGGGCGACGCCGCCCCGGTAGGGCTGGCGCGCATCGCCCGAGTACCGGGCGACGTTGTGCACGTCGTCGACCGGGTCGAGGCCTAGCAGCGCCGCGACGAACTTGGGCCACTTGTCGATGTCATTTTCGTCTGCCTGGCTGTCCCCGTAGGTGAACAGCGCGGTCGGGTTCTCCCAGTCCTTCGGCGTGAACGTGCGCGCAGAGCCCGGCAGCGTGATCGCGGTACCGTCCCAGGAATAGACCAAGCGGGTCGCCGGCACGTTCAAAGCCCAGCTGGCCTGCACGGTCGGGTTCACATCGCTCGACAGGGCGACGACGCGGAAGTCGGCGATCTGGATCGAGGCCAGCACGTCGATCGCGGCGTTCTGCACCGGCTGCTCGGCGAGGATGTCCTCCAGGTGGCCGTTCGCGATGTCGATCGCCCCGCGAATAGCATCGAGCGAACCAGGCAGGCCGTTGACCTGGTTCTGGTTGATGCTCTTGCTGGAGAGGTCGTTCGCAGCGTCGAGCGCGTCCTGCAGCCCGACGATCGTGCTGATCACCTGGGTACCGCGGTGGTTACCTCGCGTCAGCAATTCGGCCTGCGTCATCAACCCGACCCAGTCGGTCGTTGTGACTAGGCCGCCGTCGCTGTCGGTGTCGCCCGCCACGCGCCATTCGAACACGCGCCAAGGCACGATGCTCGTCACCAGGAAGCGCAGGCCTCGCTTGCGCTGATCCAACGGGATGGCTTCGCGCTCGGCGATCGAACCGGCGCGGCCCACGCCCGCCAGAAGTGCCTGTATGCCGGCCGCTGCGTCTAGCGCGGCCTGGACCGTCTGTTCGTCGGCGGTAGTCAGACCCGGGCCGCGCAAGCCGCCGATGGCGATGGTGAGCTGATCGGTCAGGCGGCTCATGCATTCACTCCGGCCGAGAGGATGAATTCGCCAATGAGCAGGCTTTCCTGCATATCGTCGGCGTAGGTAATCTTGATCTCGTGGACGTAGGTCTGGGCGTCACCTGGGGCTGGCGAGTTCTGGCCCGGCAGATCGACCAGGACTTCCTTGTCGATCACGGGGAAGATGGTCAGGCGCCGCCAGCCGGCGCGATCGGGGTGGATGCCATCCGTGAAAGGCACCGCAGCATCTCTGGCCAACGGATCACCCGAAGCGCCGGGATAGGCGCGAACCTCCATTGAGATAGTGGCACCCGACAGCGGCAATTCGACGCCCGCGTAGTCGACATGAATCGTCGGCGCGAAATCGATGTTCCGCGCCGCATAAAAGGGCTGGTACGGCATGGTAATTCCTCGGTAGGCCGGTCAGGAAATGCCGGTGATGAGGCCGCCGACCGTCGTAACGGTGATACCGCCTACGGTATGCGGCCCGTCCGCGATCGGCGTCACGTCGGCGAGCACGGTGAGCGCTTCGCTCGCCTGCTGGGCACCGATCGCATCCCGCCACGATGACTTGTCGACACTATCGACGATGGACAGCGTGAAGGCGCTTGGCATTTCGCCGGCGGCGTAGGCGGCAAGAACGGCAGGTAGATCTAGGTTCGAATACGCGAGAGAATTCCAAGCCGTCGCGCCATCACCATACTTGACCAGGAGCGTGTCGGTTTCGAGGGCAGGCTCTCCTGGGCCGAGCGTCGGATTCACGCTTGCCCAAGTCGCGGCGGTATCTCGGCGTAGCTGAAAACGAACCGTCGCCATGGTCAGGCCTCCGTGTCCGCGTTGCCGCCGTCCAAGACGACCTCGTCAGTGTCGTCGATCGGTTCGGCCTCGGCGAGCTCGCCGACGTCGCCGGGCTCATGGTAAGTCGCCGGGTCGAACTCGAACATCTCGGCGTTGTGCTCCTCGAGCTGAAGGCCAACCGAGAAGTCCTGGCTGAGCCCCCAACTGGTGACCTGGAAGGCGTAGTTCGACAGGCCATATCTGGATGTCGCGAGCTGCACGGTGTCGAGGGTAGAAACCGCGATGCCCATGATGTTCATCGGCCAGGTGACTTGTCGCTCCGCCTGGGCTTTGCGGAGATAGTATTCGAGGATCCGCTGACCCCGGTAATGCGAGGTGATGTGCGGAAGGTCGTAGGAAAGCTGCCGCACGTCGTCCTGGAGGATCTCGCGCGTCGGTACGTCGCTGGCCTGATACTGATCCGGCTCGATGTACGTCCCGGTCACCTGATTGCCGATCTGGTCGCCATCGAGGAGCGCCGGGACCGTGATCGCGCCGGCAAGGTCCTGCTCTTGCAGCGTTGTAGAAGGCGGCACGTAATATCCCGGCCGCAGGAGCATCTTGCCGCCGCTGTAGGTGAATTTGCCGGCACAGCACGTCACGAAGGTGTCCCGCACCTCGCTGGGCGCAGCGCCCGTCTGGATGTAGCTGTCGAACTCGTACCGCCGTTCCTGTCCGGCCGGGGTGTCTACAAGCTCGTCGGATACGTTCGACTGGGCAGCGACCCAGTCCCAGTCGATCTCGTCGTCGTAGCAGCCGAAGCCGCCTTCCTCTCGCGGGATGGTCATCCAGTCATAGAAGACCTGCAGAGCGTTGCGCGTGTAGGCCCGCAGGCCCGTGCGCGGATCGAGGATATCGTCCTTGCCCTCCACCTCGGCCGTGATGTTTGGCATTCCCGCCTGGACGATGTCGTTCGTCAGGTAGAACTTCGCGTAGATCAGCGCGGTACCGCGACCGCGATGGGCTGACGTCCATTTGCCCTCGGTCTCCGCCACGAACGTCGGGTGCGCGACTTGGTCCGGCGTGCCGCGGTAGAACCACAACCAGGCGTTGCCCGCGTACTTCCCGCTGGTCACCATGCCGGCGCTATTCACGCTGACGACTTCGTCACCCAGCCACCAGCGCTGGACGCCCTTGCACTGGTGACCGGCGACGGCGATCACAAAGTACCGATACCGCTTCCCCCGAGGATGGAAGAAGATCATCAGCCCGCCTACGCGCCGCTTCCCATAGATGATGAAGCTGTTCGAGACTGACTGACGGAAGATGCTCGGCGTCGCCGACGTCGACGGTCGCGCGGCCAACGCTGCAAATGCCATCCCTGCAACTGCTGTAGCGGTCGCGGCGATGAAGGCGGTCGCCGCCGCCGTCGCGGCGGCGGTCGCAGTGACGCCGAGAGTGGATAAGAGCGACGGGGCGAGTTGGGGCGCGAAATACGCAACAGCGACGGCGATCGCGATAACCGCGACCGCCTTCAGAACTTTGCCCAACGGGTATCTCCTAAGCGATCCGCGTCCGGAGCGGCCAAGCCGCGTCGACGTCGCGCATGGCGGCGAAGTCGCCGCCGAAGAATTCAGCCTGATCACCGCGACAAATGCCGATCGCCCAACCGCGTTGGACGATGTCGCCACGCATTGCCTGGCGGAACGAAATCGGAGATCCGTGCACGGCCGAGATGACCCCGCCCATGTCTCGCACCCCGAGGCGGCGCATCATGGCCGCCCAGTCGCGCGGTCGACGCGGCGACGGCCCGACGATGTCGCAGATGTCCTGTCCGGTGCCGGCGAGGACGTGAGCCCGCCAGCGGTCGCCACAATGCTCATCCCAGGCGACGGTGCTCAAACCACAGCGTCCTGCTTCGACTTTGCCCACAGAATGGGCACCTCGACCATGCGGCTCACGTATTGGAAAGCCCGGTCGCCAGGATACTTCCGCTGCTGCCACCAGTCCGTGAATCGGCGAATGGCTGGGCGACGCTGATCACGCATGCGACTTTCGCCGCCGGCAGTGACGGTAATCGTTTCGCCGGCATCGACGATTTCGTAGGTGTCGAGCCGGCCTTTCCAGATGGCCTTGAACCCGACGACCTCCCGATAGGCCGGGTCCAAGGCCCCGACATACAGTTCGTACAAGCACCCCCGCGTGGCCTGGTCGGCGATGTCGTCCCGGAATTCGGACGGGATCTGGTAGAGGGTGGCTTTCACGCCCACCGCGGAACCGTCGGTGCCCTCGCCTACCGTGTCGATTTGCCCCAGCCCGCCGATCGCCGACCAGGTCTCGCCACCATACGTAATCGTCGCGTTCCCGGTGACGGCGTAAACGGGGTCGGGTAGGTCGATGTGAACGCCAAGGAACGGCCGTAGCTCGGGCTTCTCGATCTCCGCCTGCAAATTGGGATCGAGGTCGCGCAGCCCACTCACGGCAGGGCCTCGGTGAAATCCAGGACGTAATCGGTGGTCGTGCCGACCTCGCTTTCGTTCTGCCCGGCATCGTCGCCTTGCAGATCAAAGCGGGCGGTGACCTTTTCCAATTCGATTGGCGTTCCGGTCGCGATCGGGCCCGAGAGCGGCGGCTTGAACACGGCGGTGACGATGCCTGAAGCCGGCGCGATCGCGGTGATGCCGCCGACAGGCCGCGGCGAGACATCGGTGATAATGTGCGGTCGGCCGTCGCCGCCGATATAGTCGCCGATCGACGGACCGATCTTGCCCTCGCCGATGTGGATCGAGATGGAAACTGCGCCGGCCGCCGCCGGCGCCGCCGCAACGGCAGCCGCATAATTGGTCAGGTAGTGCTGCGGCCGGGGGCGCCGGAAGTCGTGGAACCGGATCTTGTAGAGGCCGCCTTCGAGCTGAGCGATCAAGGCATCGAGGCGGGCGGCGGCGAAAGCAGGATCTCCGCCGGCCGGCGCGTTGCCCACCGCCTCGTAGCCATGGCCTGCCCGGAAGGTCAGGCGTGCAATCCAGCGTGGCGCTGACAGGCCGTACACCTTCCGGGTGCGGGTGAGCGGACTTTCCTGGCCCCCGACATGCGGCTGCAGATAGAACATGACCTTGTAGGGGGCGAGGCCAGCCGGCCAGTCGAGATCAGCCACGACGCCGCTGTGCCTCGTTGATGCCGCGCACGGCTGCAGCGCGTGCGGCTTCGGCGAATCGCATCGCTTCCCCCTTCGTCGCGAGGTCGACCGCGCCGGTGAACGGCATCGTCATGCTGACGTAAGTTGCGCCCTGCCCGCCGTTGTCGTTGCCCGGCTTCTCGATGTTGACGATTTCGCCGGCGGTCGCGCGGAACGACACCAGGTTCTGATCAATACCGGAACTGCCGCCGACCTTGAACGAACCACCCGTCTTGAAGCCGGGCAGGTTGTGCCAGTCCACGCCGGATGCCGCCGATGCTGCTGAGGCACTGCTGTTGAGGCTGCTGCCGCCGAATAGGCTGCCGATCGCGCTGCCTATCGAGCCGAGGATACCGCCCCCGCCGCTCGATCCGCCGACATTGGAAAACAGCTTCGAGATCAGGTCCGCCAAGCTGTTGAGTGCTTCTTCCATCCCCTTGGCCACGCGATCGCGCCACCAGTTCTTGAACCACCCCTTCAGATCGCCATCGAGGGCAGCGCGCACGCCATCCTTGAAAGTGTCGCGGAACACGCCGGTCTGGCGCGCCTTATCCATCTCGTCCCATTCCACGCCGGCCTGGCGCTGGGCAGAAGCGGGATCCATCTCGAAATCGTGCTCGAGTTGGCGAGCGCGTTCGCGGATGTCGATTTCACGTTGGAGCTGGCGGATGCGTTCCTCGCTGTCGCCGCGCGCCTTCGCCAAATCCAGCTGGCGGTCCTGCTCGCCTACCGCCATGAGCCGGGCTCGGACTTCAGCACGCGCCTGGTCCGTCTCGAGCTGCTGACGCACGGCGCGCGCGGTCGCCTCTTCCAGCGAGAGGCCGTCGCGCTGGAAACCGGCGATTCGATCCTTTAGCTCCTGCTGGCGCTGCAGTTGCTCCTCGAGCGCCTGGTTGTCGGAGATCCGCGCCAAGTCGATCTGGTGCGCGGCGTCGTCGCGCTCGAGGTCCTTGGCGAGGCCAACGCGGCGTGCCGCTTCGAGCGTCGCCATGTCGCGCTTCGCCGCGGTCGTCGCGGCCTCGAGCGAAAGGCCGGTGCGCTGGTAGGCTTCGATCTGCTTGCTGAGGTCAAGGCGAGTACGGATCGCGCGCTCGGCTTCGGTGTCACCGCGCAGGCGCGCGGCTTCTAGATCAAGATCATCCTGCAACTGCTGCCGATTGGCGGCGTCGTACTTAGTATTGCGCCCCTTCGGCGTGTGCTTCGTCTTCGTCTTGCCGTCGTCGAAGTCGACAGATTGCTTTGCGGGAGGTGGGGTTTTGGGATTTTCCGGCTTGGCCGGTGGCGGCGGTGCTGCAGCAGGCGCGCTATCTCCGAGACCAAGCCGTTTTTTCAATCCAGCGTATTGGTCGCCAATAAACTTCGCTGCCTTTTGGACCCAGGCAAGAATCCCGCCGAAGTTGTCGACCAGCCAAGTCTTCACACCGTCGTACACGCTTTTCGCCGCCGACACGATGCCGGGGAAGGCCTGTTGCACACTGCTCACCGCGCCGCTGACGAACCCGGTCATGCTGGTGAAGATCGATGCGAACCCATCCGACAGCCACTTCTTGGCCTCGGCCCAAGCTGCCTGCAGCGGTGCGCTGATCTCAGGTACCAGCGCGGAAATCATGTCGACGATCGCGCCGATTACGTTCTCGATGACGCCAGCCATCGCATTCCAGGCACCCTGGAAATCACCGCTCAACAGCGCGCTTACCGCAGTGACGACGCCGCTGACAACATCGACCAGGCCGGAGATGATCGCGATCGCTGCGCCAAGCACCCGGCCGATGACCTCGCCGGCGTTCTCGATCGTCCCGACCAGGAGCGTGCCGATCACGTCGACCAGCCCGGACAGCAAATCCATAAGGCCTTGGAGGGCGGCCCCGATCGGGCCGCCAGTCAACTTGGAAAACAGCGCACCGATCTTGGCGAACAGCGCCTCGAGCGGTGGGCCCAGCGTCTCCGACAGGCTCTTCCACACCGCCGCCAGGGCGAAGGTGATTTGGTCCTTGAACAGCAGGAACGCGGAAATCGCTAGCCCGACGGGTCCCATGAACGCCAGAAAACGACCGGCAAGCATGGTGAGAGCCCGCGCCAGGCCGTATTCACCCAGCAGACCGATCACGGTCGACACGGGCGAAATGATGAGCGCGATTGCGCGGCCGATCAGTCCGAACTTAGATGCGAAGCTCGCGAGCAGGATAGCGCCGAGGTGCCCCAGGACAAGCATTAGCGGGCCCATGATCGCACCGAGGGCGGCGAAGGCCGCGCCGATCTTGTGCACAATGGGCGGAGCGTTGGCGATCGCCTCGAGCATCCTGGCAAAGCCATTCTTGATGCCGGTTACGATCTCGAGGATGCTCGTGTTGACGCCGAGGGCAATCTTGACGCTTTCCCAAGCCGTCGCGATGCGCTTGCCGGCGGCCTCGGATCCCTCAAGCCGCTTGGCGATCTTCGCATCGACGTCGCCGGCGCCGATCGTTTTCTGGAGATCCTCGAAGCCCTTGGCGCCCTGCTCCATCAGGCCAATCGCGGTACGCGCAGCATCGGCGCCGAAGATCGTGTTGAGCGCCTCGGTCTTGGACTTGTCGGTCAGGTTGCCCAGCGCCTTGCGCAAGATTTCGGCCTGCTCAGCCATCGGCTTCATGCGGCCGCTGGCGTCGAAGAACGAAATGCCGAGCTTCGTCATCGCCCGTTTGGCCTCGGTGCTATTGCCGACGAGGCTCTGGATGTAGGTTTTGAACGAGGTGCCGGCGTCCGCGCCGCTCGTGAATTGCGTGCTCGTCGCGGAGATGGCGGTCGCGAAATCGGTGAAACTCACGCCCGCCGATGCTGCGATCGCGCCGCCCTGCCCCACCGCCAGGCGGAAATCCTCGAAGCCGAACTTGGAGGTGTCGAGCGCGCCGACGACTTTCTTGACGACGTCCGGAAGCTGGGCTGCCCCGACCTTGAACTGGCTCATAATGTCGGTGACGAGCGAGGCCGACGATGATGCGTCGACCATGCCGGCGGCCGACAGGTCGAGGGCGGCCTTCAGCGCGCCCCCGAGGATGTCCGAAGTCGATACGCCGGCAAGCCCGAGCGCTTCGATAGCTTCGGCCGCCTCGGTCGCACCCTTGCCAACCGCAGGGCCCATCGTGCGCGCCTGGTCGGACAGTTGCTTGAGCTCCGCCCCTGATACGCCGCCCAGCGCCGCCTCGACGCGCTTCATTTGCGCCTCGAAGGAACCGGCGCCCTTGTCGATCGCGCGGACCATGGCGGCGAAAGGAATGGTGATGCCAAGCGTCAGGCCGGTGCCGATCGCCTTGATGCGCTGCTCCACCGCGTGGAATTTGTCGACGAGGCGACCAAGGACGCCTTCCACGCCCTTGGCCGCAGAATCGAACTCGGAGGTGTCGGCGCCGAACACCACTCGCGCGGCGCCGACAACTGCCATATTCATGCAGGTCCTCCAGAAATGACCTCACCCGCCGTCGACGCCCAGGCAAGGCCGACGGCGTAGAGTTCCTGCCAAGTCGATTTCTTCGGCTTCGGCGCGGGAGTGATGAGGAAGCTCTTGAGTGGCGGAATTTTCTTGGATCGACCGAGCACACCCGCCAACCAGCCGGCCTGCGTCACCAGGTCGTGCAGGCTGCGTGATGCGCGGGCCTTGCCATCGAGTACCCGGACCAGCTCGCGAGGTGTGAGGCGCCAGTACTGTTCGGGGTCTAGCCCCGTTTCGCACCACGTGAGGTGGAGGCTCGCCCAGTCCCACGGCCGTTCGGCGCTTTCGACGCCGGCATCCGAGGGTCCGCGGCGCCCGCCTTGGCCGCCTCCGGGAAAGCCGTTTCGATCGCGCGCATGATGAGCTCGAGCGAGGGCTCCAGTCCGCCGATCGCATCGATGATCTGGCCGGCTTCCCGGTCCGTCATCTCGGGCTGGCAATCGGTCAGGCCGATTCGGAACATCGTGCGGATTTTGCGCAGCGAGGGCGCGTTCGCCAGGACCGCCTGCAGCTCGCTTATGTTCTCGAGCTCGAACTCTTCCTCGAGGACGCACAGGGCGTTCGTAGAGAAAGCGAATACGTAGCGGCGAGGCTCGGCTTCGCCGGCGAACGGCAAGTCGAAACCCAGCAGGCCCCGGTGGGTGTTGGCTGCCGTCATGTTCAGGAGCCCCCGCCGGCCAACGTAAGCACCGGCTTGCCGGTGAGCTTCCAGGTCGCGGAACCGGTCATGCGATCGTCGATCGGCGTCGCATGCCCGTGCGATGTGGCGAAGCCCTTGAAGTTGAGCTGAGCACCGTTGGGATAGACGATGCGCCAGGCATCAACCGTGCGGTCGGCCAGGTGGGTGTGAATCGTGGCGTCATCGAACAGGCCTGCGACCAGATTGTAGGTGAGGCTGGTCTCGCCGGCGTCCGCGAGGCCGGGCTTGAATTCCCGGTAGCCGTCGGGGCTGGCGAAGTGGGTGAACTCCACGCTGTCGCGCGAGGTCTCGGGCGGGTTGAGTTCGGTCATTTCCGCGAACGGAGTGTAGACCGAGCCGACAACCTTGCCGAACGTGGTCAGGAGACCGATGTCGGTCGCCGCGTTGGTTTCTGCCATGATGGCTCCTGTCGTGGGCTGTGAGCCCGAGTGGTGGTGGATGGATGCTGGCAGCGCCGGCGCGTTCGCCGGCGACCGGCTCGGCCAGCGCGAGCTCGATGGTGGAAACGGCCGGTCAGCCGATCGGGATGTTCCAAACGAGGACGTCGAGGCTGGTGCGGTGGACGACGCCGATGGTGTCGGTGTCCGTGTCGGAGCGCAGGCCAAGCACGATGGTGCGGAGCCGAACGCCGAGGTGATCCCCCCGATATCCGACCAGAAGGCCGCCCTGGCCACCAAGTAACAGCGCCAGGTCCTTCGCCGCTTTGTAGGTTCGGCCCCAGCATTCGATCTGGATCCGGTCACGGCTCCAACCGGCGCCGCCGCTGAAAATCATTTGCGGGGTCTTGTTGCCCGACAGGACGATCCCCGGCAGCGCATCGCTCTGCGGACGAACGCCCCAGTCTACCCGGCGCTGTACGGCCATGCCGATCGGCGCATGCTGCAGCAGGAGGTCCCGGAGGGCTTCGTCCATGTCAGCGCTTCATCAATCGCTGGAATTCATCCGCGATATATTCGAGGGCAACATACGTAGCCTTCGGCGCCATCGCGTCGAATGCTGGCCCCATGAAAGGTTGAGGCTGCATATACATCGTCCCGAACTCAACCATGTGACCGTAAAAGCCATCATGGGGCAGACCTTTGCCCTGTAACGGTCCTACGAATAGGACTTGCTCGCCTTTCTTAAGTTGCACGCGAGCGAAGTTCATTCCTTTCGTCTCCGTGCTTATGCCGATACTGTCTCGCAAGTTACCCGTGTCGACAGGGACTAGGCGCTTTGCCTCTTCCGCAACCAATTCAGCGCCAGCCATCAGAGCATCTTCCACGACATCACGGTTCGTCAGCCGCATCAGCTTGCGCAGATTACGTTTGATTTCTTCCGTGCCCTCGATGCGGATCTTCATCTTCATGGCCGGATGTCCGGACGGGCGGCCGTTGTGATCTCGACGCCGACGAACCGGCCGGAGACTTCCTTCGTGCCAATCACGGCGAACGTCATTTTCCGGTGCTTGATGAAGTCGCCGCCGACGATCGAGCGGGTCAATGCGTCGGAACGCACCGTCCATCTGGTTGTCAGCTCCTGGCCCTGCTGATTGGCGCGCATACGCTCGCCATCCTTGACGTCGACGCGCTTGGCGCTGCGGCGGCCGATCTCTGCCGGTGGACCATCGACGGTGGCGGTGCCATCATCGATGGGCGAACTGCGCCAGAATGAAATGCGGTGGTCGAGCTCGGTGGTCGAAAGGCCCCGGCGGGTGCCGGCCGCCATTAGAGCCAGATCCTGTCGTTGACGATCCAGGGGTCGAGATCGACGATAGTATCGTCGAACAGAGCCCGGACCTGAAGGAGCAGCCCGGTTCGAACGCTCGCCGGGATCGCATCGCCATCCGCACCATAACCTACGATGGCGCGGACGGTGACCCGGCCCCCGCGGAAATGCGGACTGACCAGCGAAGACCAGGTGCCCGAAACGGGGCGGATACCCATCTCCAGATCGTCGCCGAATATCTCGACGGTATCGAGATCGAGCGACTGGACGTCACCGGCGGTATCCACGTAGCTAATGTCGATGAGGGAAGCGATCGGGCCGATCGGGAGCAAATCGAGGTCGCTGAAGCTATCTGCCCTGATTTGCACGGTCTGGTGGATGAGACGCGTGCCGGTCACTGATTCAACGCGACCGCGCGCGCCGGCGACGTGAAGCGCGAGTTCATCGTCAAAGCCGACTTCGTCCTCGTCAAGGCGGAGGAACTGCTTCGCCTGGGCAAGCGAAATAGGCTCCTCGGCCGGCGCGACGATGGTGACCGGCTTCGCCCACATGGATTAGGCTCCGGCCGCTGGCGCCGCCTTGGCGTCCGCTTCGGCTTCCTTCAGCTCCTTCTTGAGCCGGACGACGCGCTCCGCCGGCGTCTCTGCAACAGGCGCGAGTTCGGCGAAGTCGGCATCGATGAGACGCTGCGCCTCTGCCACGTCGTCGAACGCCTTGGTGTCGCCCGGGGCGAGCGACATCTCCGGGCCCGAAAGCCCGGTCTTCATCTTCAATTCCATTTTGGGATCTCCAAAGGGAGGCTGCTTTTCCTCGAGGCCGCGCACGGCGTCGGGGAAAAGCCCGGGCGGGGCATCGACCCCGCCCGGATGCTCATCACGCCAGGCGCAGGTGCTTGATGGCGTTCGGATCGGCGAGCTCGCCGTCGAAACGCATCAGGCCGGCAATGCCGAGGTCGGGCCAGAAGCGCTCGCGTAGCACGCCGATGACCGGCGAACCGACCTTGCGGACGAAATACTTGCTGTGGTCGCCGAAGATCACGGCGCGGTTGCCGGTGGCGATCGCCGGCACATCGTCGTTGATCGAGTAGGGCTTGCCGAGGAGCAGGTCGGGCGCGCCGACCTTCACATCGCCCATCTGCCACAGGTAGTTGCCGTCGCCGTCCTTGAGCTTGCGGATGGCCTGCAGGGTGGTGTCGGCGAACTGCCAGCGACATTTCGGGCTGCGACGATACGGCGCACGCACCGAGTGCTGAAGGTCGATCAGCTCGTCGGCGGCGATTGCCGTGGTCGAGGCCGAGGTCTTGCCGAGGAGCGAAGCCGTCACGATGCCGTTGGGGGCGTCGTTGCCGGTCCCCACGGTCAGCTGGCCATTGCCGAGGCGAGCAAGGCGCTCGCCGATCAGCGACGCGAGCAGCAGCTCCATGTCGAAGATCGAATCGGTGTCGAGCTCCCAGCTCCAGCGGATGAACTCGGTATCGAAGCCGTAAGCACCGAGGACCGCGCGGCCGATCATGGCATCCTTGCCGCCGTCGTCGGTCAGCGCTGCGCCTTCGGCATGGGTACCGGCGGTGCTGGCGGTGTCGTCCAGCGTGGGCAGGTTCATCGGATTGCCCGACGGCGTGGTAATGACGCGGGCGACGTCGGTGTCGAACATCGGACCCCAGTCCTTCATGACGCGAACGATTTCGGTCATCAGGGTGGTGGGCACGGTGTAGCCGCCGGCGCTGTTGGTGCCGACCGACTGGATGCGCTGTTCGAACGCCGCAACGCCCTGGCGGAGCACGGCGCGCTCTTCGGGCTCGAGGTCGGACGGGGCGACGCCGCAGATGACCTTGGCGAAGACCGAGCGGTATTCGATCGTGGTCTCGTCGCCCTCGGCCTGGCCACGGGCTTCGGTATCGCGGCCGAGCGGGCGATTGCGCTCACGGCGCTCGGTGGCGGCGCCTTCGGCGCGCGCCATGCGCTCTTCACGCTTGATCGAGGCGTCGAGCTTGTCCAGCTCGGCCATGATCACGTCGTGACGGTTCTCGAGTTCGGCAGTGCGCGCCTCGTCGGTATTCTTGGTGATTTCTTCGAGGGCGGCGCGTGCGTCTGCGACGAGCTTTTCCCGCTTCTCCTGCATTTCCTTCAGGGTCATCGTGCACTCCAGGCATGAAAAAGCCCACCGGAAGCCGGCGGGCGGATGAGGGCGAAGCGGGACGCTGTCGCCACCTCGGGCCGAAGCCCGGTGAATTGTGTTATCGGATCCCGCGTTCGGCCTGCGCCTGGCGGGCGCGGCGAGCGGAGATGCGGCCGAGCGCGCCGGCCTGATTGTGCTCGCGCCGTTCGTTCCGCAGATGCTCGAGCGAACGCAGCCCGATCTCGGTATCCGGATAGGCGGGGAACGCGGTGATCGTCACCTCGTAAAGATCCACTTCCAGGATCGTCCGGAGCGGTGGGTCGACGGTTTCGTCCCACTCCTGCTTGCGGGTGACGAAACCGAACGACATGCCGTTCACGTCGCCCCGCTCGATCAGCACCGCAAGATCTCGGCCGTCCGTGGTGTCCGGGAGATCGATCTCGACGGCCAGGCCCTTTTCGTCCTCCTGCAGCCGAAGCGTCCCGGCCGTCGACCGGCCCACAACGCGATCGGTGCGGTGGCTGTAGAGTGCCAGGACATCAGCGGTTTTCAGCGTCTCGGTGAAGGCGCCCTGGGCGATTTTCTCGCGCCAGTAACCGCCAATATCCGTCTCGCTGTTGAAGATGGCCGCATAGCCGCGAACGGTTCGGCCTTCGCCGTCGCCCTTGGCGATCTCACGAACCTCGATCGGCAGCGTGAGCGCGCGCCGTTCGCGCCCTTCACTCTTCGGTGCCGGCATCGGTCTCTTCCTTTTCGGTAGTGTCCCCGGGCGCCGTAGCGGCGACAGGCTGGGATAGGACTGTTCCAAGCGGCACGGTGGCGCCCTGGACGTAAAGGCGTTCGCCATTTGGCAGCGGCGGCCGCTCCTCGAGCGCTCGCGCCTCGTTGGGGGTGATCTGCCCCGTCTGGATAGCCCGCGCCAAGCCTTCGGTGCGACTCTTGAAGTCGCCGCGCTGCAGGCCCTCGAGATTATGTTTCACGCGCCTGGTCCGCCGGCGCTGACCGAACACCTTAAGGTTGGTCTCGTCCTCAAACTGTTTGGCGCGGTGGCTGATCAGATGCTTCACCAGCTGCAGGTCCTGCTGCTCGGTGTTGCTGAAGGTCCCCTTGGACAGGTCCTGCAAGAATACCGGCGGCAGGTTCCAGATGCGGGCCACCTCCTGGATCTGGAAGAGCCGAGCCTCGGTCATCTGGCCCTTGGCGGGATCAATGCCAATTGCCTTCAATGCATGCCCTGGGGGCATGCCGAAGAAGGGCGTGTTAGCCTTCTTCGCCATGTCGATCGCGCGCTTGATGTCGGCCTGGGCGCGCTTGAACGCGTCCGGCCCAGCTGGCAGCGGTCCTTCGAGTGCGAGAGGCGGCACACCGCCCCCGGCGAAGAACGTGCCCGCGAAATCATTCATGGCGATCGCCAAGGCAATCGCCTTGCGACCCTTGGCGATCGGGCCGTAGGCATCGATCTGGTTCGGCTTCAGCATGAACGTCACGTCGATCACGTCAGCGGCAGGATATTCCCGGCCGTCGAAGCGATAAACCTTTCTGCCGGCAACTCGGGCGACGGTGGTATACGCCGGATCCATCGGCCACAGCGCAACGGCGCGGGTGCCGACGCGTTCGATCCAGGTCATGCCGCGTCCGCCGGTGAACACCTGCTGCCAAGTGTATTTCCGCCAGTCGAAGCTACTCCATTCCGAGTTCGGCGCCTCGTTGAGCAACATCGCCAGGTCGCCATCTTCCCGCGTCGCCTGTCCGTCTCCATCCCGGAACACATGCAGCGGTAAGCTGGCAAGTGTGGCCGACAGGAAGTTTACAGCGTCGAAGACCGCAGGAACCTCAAGCGCGCTGTCGATCGTCACTGGCGGCAATGCGCCGCGTGCGTCGAGCAAGCCGAAGTAGGAAAGCATATCCTCCGCGCTGGCGCTGACGGGGATCGTCGGGTTTTCTAGCGGATTTGCGGCGCGCTCTTCACGGCCGAGCATCCGGTTCCAGAAGCCCATCAGCTCGGCACCATGCTGAATTCGGGGTCATCCCAGGGAGAGGTTGGCACTTCGTCTGCTTCCTTCCCGCCCATGGCGACGCCGAGCGCGCTCATGAGAGCGACCGGGTTATCGATTTTGAGATGCGCCTGCCCGTCCGGCTTGTTCGGGTAGACGTTGTCTTTTTTGTCGGGCTGGCCGACGACGTTGGAGATCTCCCACTCCATCACCGCGTCGCCGCCGTGAATCATGCGGGTAGAGCGCATCAGCGCGTCGAGCTCCTTCATCGGCTCGCTCATGGTGAGCACCGTCGGTCGGTATTCCATTACAGGCACGCCGGTTTTCGCCAGCCGGGTCGATAGCTGCGTGGCCTGGAACGGATCGTAGGGCACCTGTTCGACTTGGAAGAGCGTCGCCGCTTCCTGGATCGCCTGCTCGATCTCGTCATAGTCGACGATGTTTCCGGCCGTGACGTCGAGGAGGCCCTGCGCATCCCAGCCCTGATAGGCAGGTACGTCAGCCACCGTGTCTGCCGGCAGGAAGTACCTGCCGATGCGGATGTACGGATCGTCCTTTGTCGCTTTCCCGCCCAGCGGCAGGAACAGGTACTCCAGCGCGGCAATGTCTATCTTCGACGCCAGATCGAGGCCGAGGATGACGCGGCGGCCGCGCAACCATTCGAGCGCGAGCGCCTGGCGCGGATCTGCAGGAATCCGGAGATCCGCACATTTACGCCAGGCCTCGATGTCGAAGTACGCGGCCTTCGCTGACACCCACAGGTTCAGGTGCTTCGTCTTGAAGACGCCGACCTTGCGGGGAGTGGAGATCGCGTCCCGCTGCCGGGCCTTGAGGAAGTCCCCGGAAACCGAAATATCGTAGTTGGGATTGGCCTTGCGGAGCGCGGCCTCGGACTTCCAATCGTCGTCCTGGTCGATTGTGTACTCGACGAAGAACGTCTCGTCGTCGAGCGGCGGCCCGCCATTGTGACCGATCCCGGCGATCTTTTTCCGCTCGTCCAGGATCGAAGCGTAACATGGGCCCGCGAGGTTATCGCCGGCAGTGGTGATGAGGACCTGCAGGGGCTGGTCGCGGGCGCCCATGCCGGTCTGCATGGTGTCGACCTGGCCGTCGTCGGCGTGCTCGTGATACTCGTCGTGGATCGAGCAGCTGGGCGACTGGCCGTCGCCCGGGTCTCCAATGATCGTTTCGAACTTCGAGGCGTCGGCCTCGCGCATCAGGTTCTTGGCGTTGACGTCGATTCCGAAGCGCTTCAGCAGCGCCGGCGTGCGCATCGCCATCAAGCGCGCGGGCCCGAATACCTCCCATGCCTGCTTCTCGTTGGTCGCGCCCGAATAGACCTCGGCGCCGAACTCATTGTCCGCGCAGAACATGTACAAACCGATGCCGGCCGACAGAGCGGACTTGCCGTTCTTGCGTGGCACGACGACGAACAGGCGGCGAAAGCGGCGCAACCCGCTCGCCTTGCGTAACCACCCGAACGTGCAGGCAATGATCCACACCTGCCACGGCTCGAGGCGGAGAGTCTCCTTGCTCCGGGCCCACTTGCCTTTCGAATGCGGCAGTCTCTCGATGAAGCGGCACGGCCGCGCCGCCCGGTCCGCGTCGAAGCGGTAGGGAAAGTCCTTTGACCGCTGCGCCTTCAGGTCGTCCAGGAAGCGTTGGCACTGCAGCTTGATCGACTTACAGGCAGGGATCTTCCCCTTGACCACGTCGCCGGCGTACTGGCGCGCTATCGCCCCGTAATTGCGTGCCTCCACATTAGAAGTCGTCGAACGCGCCGGCCTCATCCGGCTTGGCGGTGGCGATGCGAAGCGCGGCGGCCGGATTGAGCATGAGCTCGCCGAGGAGCGACTGCGCGTGGCGCATGGCGTCCGAGAGCATCGTCACCTCCGGTCTTGCCCGCACCATGCGCGTCACGATCAGCTGCTCGGCGACACTTTTCGCCGACTCCGTCGTGTAGGTGTCGCCCTCCACCTCGAGCACGGCCTGGTACCGTTGGATTTGCTCAAGCCGCAGTGCGAGCAGCGCAACGTGCTCTGCAAAGTGAGGGTTCGAACGGCCTTGATCCTCGAGCATCTTCGCGATCGAGGCGAAGTGCAGTTGCGCCAGATCGGAGAGGTGCAGCGGGCAAATCATCGGCGCGGTGCTGGGATCTGCGCCAGGTACGGGAGTGACCTCCCGATCTTTGCGCTCGGTTCCCGCCAGCTTTTTCAACGCCGGCTCTTTCGGCCGGCGGCCGGCGCCGGAGCGCGATCCACCTCTTGCCAAAGCTACCTCCTACTTATAGCCAGGCAGCCGGCCGAATGCGCGCGCATCCCCGAAACTTTTTACCCTTTGAATTCGACCGCGTGCAAAACTTCTTAAACCACCGGTGTCCGCTCGAGATGGTCGGAGACCTGGACCCTCCCCCTCCCGTCACCGCTCTCGGCCGCGACGCGCCTCGCTGAGCGTCTTCGCATCGTGGCAGGGCATGCAGAGGGCCTGTTTGTTGTTTCGGTCGTCACTACCGCCCGCGGCCAGGTTGACGATATGGTCGACAACCTCGCTCGCCACATACAGGCCGTTCTCGAGGCAATGTCGGCAGAAGGGCTCGGCGGTGAGGACCTCGCGGCGATCGCGCTGACCAGCTCGGCCGCGCTTACGCTTGTCCTGGTGCAGCTGGGGGCGTTCCCATGGCTTCGGTTCACGCCAACCGGGCGGGCGGAACCGTGGCGCTTGCGAGGGCATCAGCGCGGAAACAAGGTGACGACCAGATCGCCCTGGACGTGTTCGACTGCGAGGCATTCGCGCACGTCGTCGATGATATAATTGCCGTCATCGCCGATCTTGTAGCGAGTGACTACGCCGACATCAGGGGCGGCGCCGAAGTCGAAGCCGATCACTGCGTGCTGCTCGATGCCGTCGAGGGTGATGATAAGACGGCGGCCGAAGTCGGGATCGTAGCCCCCGTCCCCAACGAAGAGGCGCTCTGGGATCCGGTCGGCCAGCGCGGACATCAGCCGACCGCAACGTCTATGGTGACCGCCGTCCACTGCGCTTGGGCATTGGCGCGGCGGTACATGCGCACATAGCGCTTCGAACCGATCACGCGCATGCTGTCGCGGATCGCGCGCATTGCTTCTTGCCAGCGCGTGTCCTCGATCTCGAGCCGCAGAAGGCCGAGCAGATCGTTGCGGTTGATCCGGCCTTGGTTGTCGACGTCGAACGCGCGATTGATGATCGCTTGGATCTCGGCGCCGCTCCCGGCGGACCATTCCCGCAAGCACTCGTCGACCAAGGTCTTCGCCACTTGCAGCTCGGGTCCGAACGAGATGTTCTCGCTGACCTGCACGCAGATCTTGAGCGTGCCGTCGAAGCTGGTGAACGTCAGGTTGCCCTTCGATCCGCCACGCCGTGCGCCGTATTCCTGCTCGAGCAGCGACACGAAGTCGTCCATGTCGGCGAGCGTCTGCAGGCGGAATGCCGCTACCACCGCCGAGATGGGCAGCGCGGCACCGATGACTTTGCGGACGATCTCGTCCTCAAGCTTGTCGACCGCCTTCACGGCGCTTTCGGGGATGAGCCCGCCATCGCCTTTGATGAAGTAGACCTGGCCATCGATCGAGCGCGTGCCGGCGGATAGTTCGTCCGCCATGGTCAACGGGCTCCCGCCGGGATATTGCGCCGGTGCGACGCTACGAGCGCGGTGAACGCGCCGGTACCTGCAAGCCGCTCGATCGGTGGGATTTCGCCAGCGGGCGGAAAGTCGAGGGCGGCGGTAAGAGCAGCGCGGCCTTCCGCGATCTCGAGGATCGCCTGACGAAGCCAACGGCCAGAAACGGTCACCGGGCTCTCGTCGGTAAGCTCAGCGGCAAGAACGCGGGCGCGATCGAGGTCAAGCATCAGGTCGCCTTTCTGCAGCTGCGGAACGCCGCACGGACGCGGCGGCAGTGTTCGTCTGCAAGTTCCTCGAGGTCGTCGTAGCGATCGGTGCAGCGCACACCGGCACGCACTTCGGCTAGGATCCTGTCGAACGCCTCCTGCTCACGATCGAGCAGGACCTCGAGGCTCTCGGGCCTCGCCGTCAGGCCGCTGCGCATGCCTGCTTGCGGTAGACCGGGCAGTCGTTCTTCGACGGCCGAGGCAGGCGGTGGCGGCGCGCGAAAGGCAGCGCCGGCAGGGTGGCGGCCACAATGCGCACGGCTTCGCGGTGCACGATGCTGGCGGTGGCCAGGCCGGCCTTCAGGAGCCTGATGCCCTGCGCAGCGATCGCCGCCTCGATCCGCTTGTTGCGCATCGGGGTGAAGCCGATCGGAAGATCACGAGTGCGGCCGGTGTGGGCGAAGTCATATTCGCCCAAAAAGTTGTTCGTCATGGATGCTCCGCGCATGGAAAAAGCCCGCCTGCCGGGGAATGGCAGACGGGCTTTCTCGGGTCAGACCGCTGCCGCCAGGGGCACTGGGCGGAGCTATCGCAGGGCTCGATATGACCGTTATCGTGACGGATCGGCAGGGTCTATTTTGCGCAGGGGGTGAGCGACGGGCATCTTCCCATTTCGACGAGGCGGCAAAGCTCTGCTGCCTGATCTTCCGCCCAGACCTGCCCGACCAGCGAGAGACGCGCTTGCTCGAAACTCACATCAATGCTGGTGAGGCGCGGATTGTCTCGATGATCATAAATCAGACCAAGTGACCGAAGAGCCCGCATGAAGCCGGCGCGATGGGCCGCGTTGACCAGTTGATCGTATCGACCTTGCGGGAAGACGCATTCAACCCAAGCTAGCGCCTTGCTCACACTAATCACGGCACAATGCCGTCTCACAGGATGCCTGCCTGTGCAGCGGCAAGCGAAGCGTGATCAATGTCCTTACGCACCTGGTCGTTCATCGCGTTCCACAGGTCCAAGGCGCTGATGAGCAGCTTCTTCGCCTTCGCGTTTCGCATCCGGAAATGCGCGGCAGCGCGAGTCACGCCGATGTCGTCCACCACCATCGCAAGCACCACTGCCGGCTCCGCGATTCGCTGGCGCCAGTGGGAATAGGTGACCTCAGCCCGCACGGCGCCGAGCCGTTCGAAGAACATGCCGTCGCCGGCACCACTTTGATCGACGCGGGTCTCGTAGCTCACGGTGCCGATCGTCACCGGTGCGGTGATGCGGGCATGGACGACCGCGATCGACACAGCGGCCGCGAGCTGGTCGGCATCGATGTCGCCGACGGTGAACAGCCGGGCGAGCGCGCCTTGGCGCATGGTCGCCGCTTTCGCATGCGTTTCGGGAGTGCCGTTGACCTTGTGGCCGTAGCTATCGCGCGCCTGGCGATTGGACTTGCGGAGATCTCGCTCTTCCCGGGCTAAACGCGGGTGGCGCTTTGCCCAGGCCTGATGCCTGGCATCGAGCGCCCGTGCTTCATCCCGCGCGCGCTGCTTTGCCGCGCGGCTCATCGTTGTAGTCGCCACCCTGTACCTCCGCGAACCCGGGAGGAACGTAATCGAGCATGGGCCGCGCCGGCAGCGTCGAATGTGCGCAGGGGAGGCAGACGGTGAAGATGTCCTCGTCCACGACGTAGCCGAGCTCGCGCAGCTGGCGGACGGCTTCGTCGCGCAGTGTGGGCAGGTAGAGGCCGCGCGGGCCCGGCCGGCGCAGCAGCTGACCGGAAGCGACCAGGGCCTTCACCAGTTGGCGCGCCCGGGTAGGACTGATGCCGAGGCCATTGGCGATCTCGCCGTATGATGGGCTGGATCCCCACCGCGCGAGGTAATCGCGCACGAAAGCGAGCACCAGCAGGCGCCGGCTCGTCATCTCGGGTTTGAGCCGCATGCCGGCCCCGTTGATGTTCTGCAGCGACGCCGCCACGACCGCATGTTCCATCCGAATTCCCACGCCCCCGCTCAAAGAACATAGCAAGAAAGAGTGGAATTAACAGTGCGTCGCTAGTGAGAGGCGTTTCATCGCTCGGGAATGCGCGAGCATCATTAGCGGACCGGTCAGCTAGGTGTGTCTTGGCGAAGGACGCCGAGCGACGCGCGAGCAAAGTCGCGCATTATCCTTTGCCAGTAGGGCCCTGCATTTTCCCATGGACGCCATTCGTTATCGCGGTCAGCCGCTTCTTGGGTGCCCCACATTGCCTCAGCCAGATGCTCGACGAGCGCGCTGTCGTCGTTCGCGCTGCAGATCCGGCAACGGCTCATGCACGCTTCGCTTGCTCAAGAAGCAGCCGGACGTTGGCGAACAGCAGCAACGTCGGAGTATCGGCGATCCCATTTTGCTGGGCCGCAATGTTCATTAGCCTCTCAAGATCGGCAGCGGGAAGGGTAACCGTGGGTTCCATGAGAACATGATAGGAACATAAGGGCGAGTCTATCAAGCCTAAACCGGATCGGGGCGGATACACCCTCTACCGCGATCTCAGGCAGCCTATCCGCAGACAGCTCCCACGAACCATATCGGACGGCCCTCAGAATCGTGATCGCCCAGTTTTCTTGAGGTAAGGACACGCGAACCTTGCTCGATGATTACCATATCACCTCCGCCCCACCCCGGAAGCCCTGCGACAAATTCATCAGCGTCCGCCTTAGCTCTGCTGATCTCCATTGCTTCGGTTTCCATCTGAGCGAACTCAGTCTTTTGAACCCTAGAAATTACTTTTATTAGAAGCGCCATGTTTTAACCACCTTTACTTGTCCTCTAAGTTTAGGTGATCTGTTTTCAAGCTGCAACCACGCAAAGTGCAGACCAATCGGTGGACGCTTACTTCTTCCGTCACGACTAACTACGCGTAAAAAAGTCACCTTGCTGAGAGCATTGCCACTCGGAGGGGGCAGGTTGGCAGGGTCTGGCCATCAGCGCGGCGGATACTCCATCCGCCCTGCCCCGCCGAAATGCTGCTGTTGCGGGGTTCAGATGCCCCAGTCGATACCCCAAAAATCACGGCGCCGATACGGATTTCATACACACTATAATACGCATTGCGCTTGTGACGCCCCATCTCCGTGTGTATAAACGTGTGTATGGAAACGGATAGCAAGAAGATCGTGAAGAGGCTCTTGGACGAAGGGTTCGACCTCATTTCGGTGAAGGGGTCACACCATAAGTTCCGCAAGGGCGCCGTTACGATCATCGTTCCGCATCCGAAAAAGGACCTCCCGATCGGCACGGCGAGGAACATAGCACGGGCAGCGGGCTGGCTATGACCAGTCCTCTGCCCGGCTCATCGAACAAAGGACCCGCCATGCACTATTTCTACGCCGTCGCGCACAAGGATGAGGATAGCTCTTACGGCCTGACCTTTCCCACCATGCTCGGCCTCTTCGCGGCCGCCGACGAACTGGACGGCCTCGTGCCGGCCGCAGTCGAGGCTCTCTCGCTCTGGTTCGAAGATGCGGAGTTCGTTCCTCCTGCTTCTCTCGCTACAGTACGCGAGCTCGCCGCTGCAGATCTCGCGGACGGTGCGTTTCTTGTCGCCGTTCCGTGGGTGCAGCCGGTCGGGTTGAGCGAGCGAGTGAACATCACGCTCGACAAGGCGGTGCTCGCCGCGATCGACGCGGCGGCTGCTCACCGCCACCAGTCTCGTAGTGGCTTCATCTCCGATGCGGCTCGGGAAGCAATCGGACGAATTTAAGGATTTTCTGAACTATCGCGGGGGATACACCCTCCGCCGCGGTCGTGGAGCGCCGTGCCCTCTCAAGCCTGGTACCTCAGGAGATACCCCCGGATCAGGCCGCTTTGGCGATCCGGGTCACATCCAAATCGTCGATATGCATGCGCGCCTGGGCAATGTCGTAAGCAGCCTGCATCCGCATCATCGTGTCAGCAGACATGCCGAACGCCTTCTCAAAGCGGAGAGCCATGTCGGCCGACAGCGCGGCTTTGCCGTTGAGCAAGTTGCTCATGGCCACCCGGGTAACCCCCAGCGCCTCGGCAGCGCCAGACACGGTGAGACCGTATGGTTCGACGAGCTCCGTCCGAAGCCAAGGCCCCGGATGAACGAAGAACGAGGAATGAACCTTGATGGCCATCAGTGATAATCCTCCAGATCGAGGTCGGCGATCGCGTGCTCGTCGGCCATAGTGAAAGTGAGCCGCCAGTTACGAGTCACGGTCATCGTATAAGTTCCGGCCCGATCGCCGGTCAGGGCATGAAAGCCGAAGTTAGGCGGAACCGAGAGGTCGTCGACCGAGCGCGCGATCAGAATCAACGCGACCATTTTCTGGATCCGCTCTGGCTCCCTCACGCCCTTCGCGTTACCGGTTTCGATGAACCGGCGTAGCTTCTTGTCCCGAACACTCTCGATTTCCATAACGATATGTATAGTATGGCTTTACACCCTGTCAAGCCATACTATACATCGAGAGTGATATACCCGCCGCCGCGGGCGAAGCGGCACGGCCTCATTTGCGCCCGGTCGTGTGAGAATGCGGGCGGGGTCAGCAATCGTACGAGAAGTCTGATTTGGGTGGGTTTAAGACCGACCGCTTCTAGGTAGCTATGTGGTGCTAGCTGTCATTGAGCTACGAAAACTTCGGCAGGAACCTCGACCGAGAACGGTTCCGCGAGCACGACTTCTCTCCTCCGTCTCAAAAGGCCAGATGTTCTAATCGTGTATGGAACATAAATGTGGCGCGAATAACCATCGCCTTCGAGATGGACGCGAATGCCATCCGGTAAAGTCGGATTGTAAGCTGTCGGGATGTTCACATCGACAGCAACGGCAGATCCCGAAATGCTTTTGCTTTTTGCCTCATCGCGCAGTGCCTCTGACAAAAGCTGATACAGTTCGGCGGGGGCAGGGTGCTCCTCACCGTTCCACCCTGCAACGGCCTTAACCTCGCCCGCTAATGTTAGCGCGGCTCCGAACGGTAGGAACGAGGCGCTGTCTTCGAGCATCTGTTTCGCGAAATCGAGGCAATACGAGAATGCCGAGTGCAACTGCTCAGGATTTGCAACCATATACCCCGCCGTGATTGAATACCCTTCGAACACTGGCACGATGAACCAACGGCGGCAATTGGCATGATAGCGGGGCTAGTGGAACGGCCGCCATGGGGCGTCTGTGGCCGGTCTGCTTTGGCAAACGCATTGATGAACATGGCGGATATTCCCTCCGCCGCGATCACGAGAACACGCCACTCTCGTAGCCTAACGTACCCCCGTGATACCCCCTAAGAAACCGGCTTATTTCCAGTCCAAACCAGCTGTTTCGAAGACGAACTGCTGCCGGCCTCGCTGAAAGAACTCCGCCTCGATCACGACGCGTTTGGACGCCTTAAGTTTCTTGAGGAATGAGTTGGGGCCTTTGACAAATCCATAATTCGAGCTGCCGTCAGAGGCGCCGCTGCATTTGTAATTCTGAATAGGGCCGCCATCGAACTTCGCGCTCAGGTAATTTTCCGTGAAGCTGTCGCAGAGGATTTGTCCCTTCTCGACCGATAGTACCACGTCCAGGCCAGCTTTGGGATCGCGCTGCACCGTGAGGACGCCGCTTTGCTCGCCATATGGAAACTCAAGGTCGATCGAATTTTCAGACGTCAGCCTGGCCATACGGGTCTCAGTGCCGCGCATCTCGTCCTTGTAGTCGCTGTAAGCCCATTTCGACTTTGAGGACCCATCCTCGTCGGCGCTGGCTGGCGTTGTAGCAGCTGCCGCTTTCTCGTCCTGGGCTTTGGGCTTCTCGCTATCTCGGGGTGCCGGTGCGAGCTTTCCGATCACTATCAACCCAACAAACACCGCGAGAGCTATTTGCCACCACCGCCACTTCTTCTTTGCCGGTGCCGATGCCCCCGCATCACTTTCCTTCGTCATTGCCCCGTCGCCCCTTCGACAAATCGATTGCACTACCTAACCGAAACTGATTGACCCCGCCCCCATGGCTAAATGCCCCTATCCATGGACACTAGGCGACCGCGCGCTGGTGGCCAGTGATCGAATTAGGAGCGTCGCAGCGGAGCGCTCAGCCGGTGGCAAATTCCGGAATAGCTCGACGATTTGTCGTTCCTCGCTGGTGATCTCGAAGTCGGGACTTTCGCCTGCGGGATCGTCTGTTTCACCTGACAGGAAGGCGGAGGTCACCCGAAGCTCGCGAGCGATTAAGTGCAGCTTTGTTGTGGAGCGCTGCTCACCGCGAATCAGACCGTTGATAGTGCTTTGAGTCACGCCGATTCGGCGCGCGAGTTCTGATTGCGAAATGCCAATGACCGCCAGCTGGTCCTTAATTCGATCGCCGAGGCCCATGAAACCGCTATCTAACGAAAAGGCGGTAGAGCCAATGCAAGTATTCCGTTGACACATCTATCGGCGCAGCGTTAGCAAACGGAATGCCGATAGAGCACTCATCCAGTACGCCTTTAGCGCGCGCCGTTCGCTTGGTTGGATCTCAGTCGGCTTTTGCGCGCCTGATCGGTAAGCGACAATCGGTTGTCCATGGATGGTTGCGCGAGGACAAGCCGCTTCCGATCGAACTGGTGAGGGTGGTTTCTGAGGCGACGGGCATCCCGAAGAACGAATTACGGCCAGACCTGTCCGACATTTTAGATCCTGAGCCCCCCATGCCCGGCACCCCGCCGGGCGGTACGCCGGCGGAGCCCACCCAACGCTCCGCCGGCGTCCCTGAGTCGCTGAAGGGGCTTCAGTCGTGACGATCTCCATGGATCGGTTTACTACCCAGCCAGCGGTCAAGCGTATGCTGCGGCCGCGAGCAGTGCTTGGAGCGGTCAGTTGGGCGCTCGCCGGCAGTGCCTGGTCCTGCAGCTCCTGGCCGGGCGAAGGGCCTACGCGCGGCGCGCGTGCCTCACGCGCCCGGGCAGCCGGCACCCATATGAATTCGTCGGACGGTGGAAGTCCGATGATAGCCCGGCGGCGGGTACCGGATCTCGCTCGCCGCCGGGCGCACATTGCTCGCGCGAGCACGCCGGCATGACGCTGATGAAACGTCGCGCGCCCCTCACTACAGACGCGGCTCTTGCTCGGATCGCTGGTCAGGTGCCCGGCGCATGGCCGGCGATGGCGGAGCACCTCGATCGTCGAGAAAGCCTTGTGCGTGCCTGGGGAGATCCCCAACGCCGTGAAAAGGTCCCCTTCGACGACGCGATCAAGCTCGATCTGCTTTATCGTGACGCCGGCGGCGACGGTGCGCCGCTGTTCGAAACGTACGCTTACCAGCTGGACGAGGCCGGTATGTTCCGCTTCGCTGACGAGATTGCCCTCGGCCGGTTGGCCGCACTGGTGATCCGTGAGTGCGGCGAGGCAAGCGCTAGCCTAGTACTCTCGGCCCAGCCCGGCGCCAATCCCGCCGACCACCGCCTCACGCTCGGCCATGTCGACGAGGCGATCGACGCGTACCAGCGCGCACGCGTACTCGTTGCGGCCCTCGCCAACGGGGGCCGGATCGATAGCGCCACGCTCCTCGCGGATCTCGCCGGCGACCCTCGCGCTACTGGCCCGCCGGACTAGAGCTTCAGAGCGGAGCCCGGCTCCTTCCCACTTTCGCCTTCCCACGCTCGATCGGCTTCGCGCCTTTCGGAGCGCCTTCGTGCGTCCGGATCAACCTATGTCGATGACCCCAGGCACATACCTTAGGAAGCGGCGCGAGGCCGCAGGCTTCACCGTGCCGCGGGTGGCAGCCGCCCTCGCCGGCGCGCCCGATCGCATTCGGCCGATACGACCGCGTGATTTCGACTTGCTCGAGCTGGTACTGGAAGCTGTGGAAGCCGACTTGCTCGCACTCACCCTGCCCCAGGCCGCGCTACTTCGTCGGATTTTCCGGTTCGATCTTACCACGCTTGAGCTGCTGATGCTGCACCATGGCGAGGTACCCCTTTCGGATCTGCCTTTGCCGCAGATCTGCCGCGTCTGCGCCTGCACTTGGCATGATGCATGCCAAACCGAGCACGGCCCCTGCGCCTGGAAGGCGAGCGACCCAACCCTTTGCACCACTTGCCGCGATCCCGCCGTCATCGGCGACATAGCCCCCTCCATGGGAGAAACGATGTGAACTCCAGGTTCGAAGAAGACATGCGTCGCCTCGCGCGCATGGATCCGGCGGAAGGCGCAGCGCGTCGGGAAACCCGCGCACAGTTGCTCGCCAGCGGCATTCCGGCGGCCCACGTCGATCAGGTTGTAGATGTTGGCTTTCACGCTGCCCAGCGGGCGCTGGACTCTCTCCATGACGTCGTTTTCAGCGCGGGCGACACCCGCGTGATCATAACCGCGCTGGGCGTTGCCCTGGGTTTGGCGAAGGCTCGGTTCGAAGATCAAGAAAAGGTGATGGTCGAGGTCGGAACAAAGGTCGGACTTCGCTCCAAATCACTCGTTGTCGGGGGCAATCATGGCTGAAACCACTGACGATCGCCTGCGCCTTCTCATCGAGCGCGTAGAACGCCTCGAGGAAGAGAAGAAGGGCATCTCCGACGACATCCGCGACGTCTTCAACGAGGCGAAGGCCGTCGGATACGACGTGAAGATCATGCGCGCGATCGTGCGCATCCGGAAGATGAAGCCGGATGATCGCCGCGAAATGGACATGCTCCTCGACACCTACAAGTCGGCCCTGGGGCTCGACTGATGACGTCGCCAGCTGCCCCCGACACGACAGGACCGGCTCGCGCCCAGCGCTGGTTGCCCGGCGAATATGCCGAGTGCCTCCACGATGCGCCTTGGTTCCGCCGAGCGGTTACGCCGCACCGGTCTGGTCCGGCCGCCGGCGACGTAGTCAAGGTACGCAGCGTAGTCGTGAAGCGCTGTCCGTGGAACACGAAGAACGTCGAAATGCTCACGTTCGATCGTTGGCCCCGATCGGCGTTTCCGAGCAGCAGCTTCCGCAAAGCCGCGAAGCCGAAGTTCACACTCAGCTCCCTGCGGCCGAAGCGCAATTCGCACGTCGCCGGCGTCGGCGCCGCGGCGATCGTCACTGCTGTTTGTTACGGCGCGGCCGCGGTGGCCCAGCTTTTTGGTGATGACCATTGA